TCCGGATAGGGATAATGGCAATCGCCTGATCATCCAGCATGTTTTCTACGGCTTCATACACTTCTATTGTGCCCTCGATCCAGCAATGTTCCACCAAACCACCTAAGGTTTGATATTCGCTAAATTCTGGATGGTCTGGCTGAATAGCTTCACGTACACGATCGATGAAAACATTCATCTGTGATGATGGAGGTCTATCTCTATTAGCCTCATGAATATAGAGATAGACCTCAGCGGCAAGTTCAACTTTTGAATCTAAACCATGTACCGGTACTTCTTGCTGATTGCCTTGTGTAATAAACATGGCTGGGCGTTGTTCTGCTGTCACATGATTGAAGTGACGTAAACGGCGACTGACCGTAATTAGCCCTACTACCCGTGTGCTTAACCGATCAAACAATGCTTGATAGATTGCTTCACTATCCACCTGCTATACCTCGCTGAACTGCTGCATCAATATTTTTCGGCACAATCTTAGCTACCATATCAAGTGAATCACGCATGAAACGTAACTCCCTAAATCTGACGTTTCTTGAATGGGCTTTAATATTGACTTGAACTGGTGATATAGGTCGGCCAAAAGCCTGTTTGATTGTTCTAAGGTGAGCTTTCACCCCCATAGATCCATTTAAACCAAACTCATGAGCAAAGACATATGGTACCAATGCACCACCAGCTCCCACCGTTCCTTCTATCGAATCCTTATCCTCATCCACTTTAGATGAAACGGAACCACGTAAGCGGCCTGACTGAACTTTAAGTCGTTGGCCACTTAACATGTCTTCCTGAACAATCCGCTGTAAGCGCAAAGTAAGAGCGTTAATCGTGCGTCTTATTTCAAACCTAACGCGATTATTCATCTCATCAAAGTTGACATGCTTATCAACACGATAATCGCTCATAGCTTAATTACTCTTTAGCAGATGCTGCAGTTTTCTTTGGCTCAACCACTTCAACATAACGCTCAAAACCTAAGGGCTTTAAAATATGGATAATGTCGTCTTCAGATTCTAAAACACCATTTTTGATATCAAGGTTCTGACCAGCAATAACAATTTTTGTTGGCTTATAACCTTGGGGTGCCTGATATTTAAAAGGCATGGGATTCTCCTATACGACAAAAGCACCAACGCCTAAACGATTAGGGTTTGTGCCTTCATCATCGATTGGAATGGAATTTTTTAACGCAAGATAGCGCTGGCCATACATGCTGAGATCATAGAAAGCTTCTTTCGATGATCGGGAATAACTCACGCTTTGGCCGGCAATTGTCATACTCGAGGCGGTACCAAAAGCAGCACCATTGCCGCTAACAGTACCAACTTTAAGAATGTGTGCTGCATATAGACCTACAGCACGTTCCTTTAATGCACCAAACTCAATTTGAGATACGACCAGATCCGCTTCTTCTAATGCATCTTGAATTTTTGCATCAGGCAAATTGACTAAAGCCGTATCAGTAGAGAATTTCTGGCGAAACTTTTGTACGTCCATACATCCACATTATTCCTTAGCCTGATCTAACTTCGCCTGTAGCTGCTCAAGTGTTTCATCATCACTGAACGTTACTTCAAGTGCAGTTAATTCAGCTTTCACAACGGCCAAAGCAGCTTCATCAGTAGCCTTTTGCTGTTCACCTGCTGCATCGTTTTTTGTGCCGCCTTTACCACCACGGCCACCAGTTTTACCCGCTGCTTTTGGCTCATCATCTGGGGTTTCGTGAACTTCAAGCTCTCCTTTATCCACGAGTGATTTAAAGGCTTTACCTTTTGAAATACGTGTGAGATCCGCAGCACTAACTTCCACAGTTTGGCCTTGACCTACTTGAATTCCATCAAAAGAAAAAGCGGCCTGAGAGCCGCTGTAAGTAATTTTTGGCATGATTAATTATCCTTATTCAACATCGTAGTAGCGGAGAGAATCGACACGTTTTAAATAGACACCTTCATACATATAGTGTCCCGGTGTACGCATCACATAATTGATAGGCTGAGCAGCCAAGAATTCCAGTTCATTACAACGGAAAGTAATACAGCTCGGATCACGGCGGTAAATAATGCTGCGGTCCGTACCACCTTCGCCTTTACCCTCAAGCGTACTTTCAGAAGTAAACGTTAGTGTCTTACCTTGCATTGCAAAGGTGTTCTTTTCCTTAATGTATTCAAGAAAAGTCTTACCTGCAGAATCCGGAACGATACGGCTAGCAAGGATAGTGAACTTATTCTCAGGCATCACGAAAGTATCAGGCTGAACACTGCTATCAAACTTAGATGCATTGGTAGCACCTTTAATCGCCTTGTTAATGTCTGCAAGAACGGCTTCAACAGTAGCTGTTGCATAATCTAATGTTGAAGTAATGACCTCTACACCTGTCTGGTTATAGAAACCAAGTAATCCTGTTTCTGGCTCTCCAAACCATGCCACATCACTCATATGATTTTCATAAGCCAGACGAGCAGCTGCAACTTTGTCAGTCGTAAGCTGGATACCAGCTTTTAATGCCGCTGCTGCATCAAAAATACTGATTTCATAACCAATAACACCCGGTTGTACGGTGAGTTTTACTTCATCGTAAACAACTTCTGCTAGTGGCACATCGTTGCCTAGACCCGAGAAACGTTTACCACGGCCGATACCTTTCTTACGCTGTAAGACACTTGCTGATCCCATAACTGCGCCGTCTAATGACTCAATAGGCAAATATTTTGCATAAGCTTGAGCTTCAGCAAGTTGCGGTGTCATTTCATCAATTGATTCAAGCTTTAATAGTAACTTGGCAAAGTTATCTAAATTGAATGCATCACCTACAGCAGCTTGAACACCATGGGCTACAGCAGTTAAGCGAATTTTCATCCGTTCTAATTGTTTTGACATTGTTTACGCTCCACGTAATCGAAGAATTGCTAATCCATCAGGACCAGTGATGGTTTCCCAAGAGGCATTAGGAAGTTCCGTAGAATCCAATGCTGCAGAAGAAAGAGAACCTAGCGGCGCTTGAGCAGTAGGGTTAGCGGTACGCACATAAACCTTCGCGTTGATATCAATCACAGGTGCAGTAGGCTTTACCCAAATTGAACCAATCTGCATGATAGGTGCACAGTCCTTAGCTTGATAGGCTTCTTTACCTAACGCATTTTTTCCTGTTTTACCGACGTGCTGAAAAACGACTACACCAAACTTTGTATTGGTTGCTCCAGTTACTGCACTAACTGTTTTTCCATCGGTAGACTGCACGACCACTTCGCCGTCACTTACTACGCCTGTACCAGCAACTGGTAAAGACAGAATTTCTTCAGGCATGTGCAGGCGTGCACGCATACCCGGAATAGCTTGAGGGGTTAAAGACATTGTCATTTCTCCAGTTTCTTAGAAGCTTTTCTTCCAAGCTTCTTTCTTGTTGTTAGATTTAGGCTCCCCATCATCTGGTTTGCCATCACCTGCTTGAATGTTTTGTTGCTTATGAAGTGCATCACCTACAGGATTAGATGGGTGTGTTCCTTTCACAGCAGACAAAGCACGGAAAGTTGTATCGATCTGGTCAGGCTTAGCATCGCCTATCGATACGCTGCCCAATAAAGCAGTTACCAACGCATCTCCCGCTTTAGCCGCAATCACGTCACGCTTGATCTGTTCACATGTACAACCTTCAGTTTTAACTGTTGGCACCAATGCTTTAGCATCGGCAATTACAGCAGCACGTTCAGTGGCAGCTTGTTCAAGCTTTTCTGGAGTCATCTGGTTCTTTTCCAGATCACCGACTTTCTGCTCAAGAGTTGTTTTATCGGTATGCAATTGATCTACAACCGCTTGAACTGCGTTAAGTTCATCACCGATTGAAAATTGCTTATCACCGACTTTAAGTTTTGCAGCCTTCAAGTTTTCCAGCTGCTCTTGTTGCTGCTTTAATGCATCCGCCAAGGGCTTGTTATCGCCAATGTCAAAACGAATACCGTTTACACTTACTTCCATTGTTTTATTCCCCTTAGGTGGAGTTTGCTTTTGGTCACCGATGCGGCAATCACCACCGCAACGGCCATATTTAACGAGTGCTACGTGATTGCCAATAAAATTGATAAATTTTGCTTGGTACACCGTGCCATCTGGCGCCGTACCTTGTTCTAAAACTAATGTAGCTCCATAACCCAGCGACATTTCTAATCGCTCGTTGTTCTGGATCAAATCAATGCTGTCCTTATCTTTAATGAGCAAATCGCCCAATAGATATTCGCCTTCTTGGCGGACATTCTCACAATAGCCAATGTGATAGTCCTTCCAATTAGCAGCATTAATTTCGTTCTTGGGTGGGTGATAATCTGTAGCATCAGCACCATCCCAACTTTTTATCGCAGCTGGTTTAAAAAGCTCTTCTGCAGGTGTGTAGACGTTAATAGTCTGATCTTTTGAAAAGCCTTCTAAATTTGGAAACTCATACGCGTAGTACTGGCGTACCTGAGGTGCTTTGCCCAAGCGAACGTTTACACATTTCAAATAACCTTCCGGTGTAAATGTGCGTGTGGATTCACTTGGAGCAAAGTCACCAATTTTGAGGTGGTAAATAGTTTTCATAAATTGCGCTCAATAAAAAAGAGCCATATTGGCTCTTTAAATACTTTGAAAAAAAACTCACCGAAGTGGGTTAAATTTAATCTGTACAACTCTTAAAATTAAAAAGTAATGTTGTCTTATCTTGAGTACTTGAAAAACTATAACTTACATCACTTGTATTAAAATCAATTCCATCTTTACTGAATTTACGACAACTGAGGTTTCCCCACATATCCTCATAACATATAGAATATATTTTCGGACTTACTTCTTCTTCTTTAAGTAAATAGTTTCCAAAAGTTTCTCTGCACAAAGTATTTGATATACCAGATAGAAGTGACAATTCAACCTGATTTGTTGGTCCTACCATCCCAATCCATTGATGAATTTTAAAGCTTATATCAGAAAATTTAATATTATTAATTGTGAGCTTATCTAAATTGAAATTTTCGACATCCCGAATATTTATTTTTAAAGCTTTAGAAACTGCTAAATCTTCAAAAAATTTATTTTTATCAATAACATCCTTTAAGTATTTTTTAGAAGTATTTAAATAATAATAACCTTTTCCTGATATACAAAACACAGAAATCTTAGGAGCATGAAGGAACTTATCATCGTATTTTTCGTATCTTTCCAATTCATTTCCATCTATATCACTTGAGAATGAGAACATTACAGTTGGAGCTTTCCCCCCCATATTACGATATTTTTCAAATTTCTTAATCGTTGACTTTAATTCCCCTGCATTTATCGTGCTTTTGACTTCGAATATATACCTTGTAGCCTCAATTGGAAGAAAGGCAAGATCCTGTTTTATATAAGGAGGTAGAATTTCATCGTCGTAAATAAAAAAATCTGTTTCATTTGATTGCTCATTTTTTGAGTTTTCAATAATTCCTTTAGAAATTTTGTATTTGCTAGGAATAACATCTTTTATTAGATTAATTAACTCTTGTTCATTTAATCCACCCTTTACACCTTGATGTACAACATTTCTATTAATCTCAAAATCAGCTTTTAAAGAAGATACTTTTGCATTTATTTTTTCAGAAATTATTCCCATATAAAAAATCTTTTAAAATTACTAAATTATTTTAGATAAATTACTAAATTTTTCAAAAAAAAACCACTTAATAGTGTTTTGCGAATTAAGCATTAGGTCTTTTCAGTAATTTCATTCAATAATTTTTTTATTAAATTACAAGTTGCTTCATGTTCATCTTCAAGATTTTTAATGCACTTTGTAACTATTGATATTTTATCTACAGAAAGTGTATGAAGTGAGCTTTTCAAAGATTTTAGACTATCTACGAGAAATTCAAGATAAAGGGTAACGCGATAGTTTTGTTTAATTGAATGAGCTTTTTCAATCAATTTAACGGCTGTGCTTGTAGTGAGTAGATAGTTTGATTTCGCTAACCACTTCTCATATTGAAGCTCTAGAACTTCAATATTTATAAATTCACTTTCTGAATGATAGCTTTTTAAACTATATTTAAGTCCATCTAAATCTTTGGTTACATCCCCCCTTATTTTTTTATTTTCATAGTCTATTTTATTATTTGTTTGTTTTAAAATATCCGCAATCAACTCATTTTTTCCTAAATTTAACTCTCCTATAAGCTCCTTTTTTGAAGCATTTAAAGTTGTTAAGATTAGATCTTTAAAATATTGTGTCTCTTTCTCTTGATTTTTAAAGTTAGTGAACCAGTTATAACCTACTAATAGAATAACAATGCTGAATACTCCACCCAGCGACCAATAAACGGTAGTTAGAAAATTATCTTGATAACTTTTCATAACTTCAACTTGAGCTTTTAAGACTTCAATTTGAGTATTTGCAGCCTCTAGATTTTTCTGAAGTAATGTATTGTCAACATCCGCAGCATAAGCAGTAGCTGAAAATAAAATAAGTAAAGTAATGATGATTTTATTCATTCTTAAGTTTTCCATCATAAGCCAATGTTATTACTAACTTTACTACACCATATAACTATTAGAAACCAAATAAAATCATCACATCAATAAAATGTCCTCATAGTTAGGCAAAGCCGTGCAACGACACCGTATAGGCTGTCCGGGATGCCCACCATCTGGCGGTGAATCCCATCTAAAGGTTTTACCCTGTTTATGCTGGTGGTCTGGCCTTACACGCTCATCTTTCGCCGTTTGCCATGTGTATGTCTCAACACCCATAGAAAGCTGTCTGGCTTGATTGATTTGACCGTTAATCTTGGCCATCTGATCACTAGCAATAAGACGTGCACGATAATCAGTAGAAAAACCCAATTGCTTAATTGCTTTGGCCAACTCTTCATTGGTTTGTCCAGTCTGCAAAGCATTGGTGATTAACACCTCAAGCTTATCGGCGTATTGCTGCGGAATAGACTTAATCAAGCTGACATTTGCTGTGATGTTTAGATCTACCTCGTCCTGAATATCAGCAGCTCGATAGAACGGCGTTAGATCCACACCAATTATTGTTTTAGTGTGCTCTGCAATTTGCTTGTCTACTTCCTTCTGTGTATCAGTCACAACCTTTGTGGCTAAAGGTCGGGAAACCTCAACAACATATTTTGTGAGCTTTTCCCTAAACGCCGTCATCATGTCAGAGAACCAAGCATCACCTATGTTTTGGCCTACTGTAGGTATGACTAGATCCTTTGTTTGTTCCTGACAGTATTTTGATATGGCAAGTAATTGTCGCGTGTAATAAAGCTCAACACGGCGATTTACGTGCACAGCTCTAGGCTTGGAAACCTTACGGCCTTTCTTACTCTTCTTCGCCTGCTGGAGGTGCGGTTTCAGCATCTGAATTATCGTCGTCATCTGGCTTCACCATTGTCTCAAGCTCTTTGATATGTTCTTCATCAATCACTGAATAAACACCGTCAATAACAAGCTGTTTTGCTATCTGTGGCTCTGTAATGACACCCATTTGAAGATATTTATCGTCACGTTCTGCGTTAGCTTTCTCAACCTCAGAACGGACCTTAGCGTCTAATTGCCATAACGGGTTAAACACAACATCTAAGCTTGGAATCTGACGTCCAAATGTAGTTTGAACAATCACTCTTAGAAGCTTTAACATGAAAGGTTTTAATGACCATATTTGCTTAGTTGCAATACTGTCATAATAGTTGCGTGTGTCATGTTCACCAGTAGCATTCATACCCGCAGGTGATTGACCGAATAAAACCGTATATGGCATTTCGGCAGCTCCAGAAGTTTGAATCGAATATTCACGCATAAGGTCAGGTAAACCACCAAAGCTATAAGATTTAGAGTCGTACTCCTCCTCTTTATCCAAAACGATCATGCCGTTTAGACCTTTAAGCAACCCAACACTAAGAAAACGTTCTGCTACACCTTTTAGGTCCTCTTTGATCTTATCAACCAAATGCGGCGTTCTAATCACATCAATTTTAGATTCATGGACTAGACTAGCTGTGGCCTTCTTCACGGCTGCATGATCTAGCAGATCATCATAGACTTCCTGCAAAATACTTTGAGGCTCTTCATTCACCACATCAGCATGGGCAAATTTAATTAAGCGAGTGTGGTGGATCCGTTGGTTAGACTTGCCATCGAGCTTAAGCTTGTAAAATTCAGGTTGCTTTAGAAGCCCGCCTGCTTCATTTGGAGGTAAGTACTTTGAAGTGTCGGCTTCAATCTGCTTTTTCTTCAGCACCGTGAAAAACTCTAAACGACCAACGCCTAACTTGTTTAAATCAAAGGGTTGATCTAAGTCACCGCCGTCAACGGTTCCCAGAAGCACATAGCAAACGCCATACAGACGTGAAAGGATTAAGCTAGATAAGAGCACTCCATCTAAGTTAAAAGCCTTACATGCTTCTTTAAGTTTCAATAACTCGTTATCTTGAATGCCTTCATAGAACCACCCAGCTCGGAGCATGTCACTTGCTGGTCGGTTCACAATGCGCTTGGCTAACCAGTGTTGATACACCGCCTCTAATTGGTCATCAGGAATAACTTTCTTAACGAAGGAACCGTGCGAAGCTTTGTCACGTTCGGTACCAAGATTTGAGACAAAGTTTGTATATGCCCCGGCATCGCCAATTGCATCGGGCTTTTTATTTGCAGCCATAATTTCCTCTAATCAAATACAGTTGGCTTGCTTGCTATTGAATCGTTAATAGCATCAATTGTCGGATCCCACTGATCGTCATGGTCATGTGTCCAATCAGCAGTAAGTCCTTCTATCTCTTCAACGTAGTTCAATAGCCAAGGCGCATTAGCTGGCAATATGACTCGGCCATCTTCAACATAAAGAATCACATCCATAGTCCTCGATAGCTTGTCATCACCACGTTGAATAGCACGAATAGGTAATGTTGTTTCTTTAGCAATGGTTTGAATTAATCCTGTACCACTCGCCTTATCCTCTACGGCCATATATCGAAGCTTGCCGATTTGGGTATTGCCATCTTTATGTTTTTTAATAAAGTCCTTAGCTACTTTTAATAGCGCTGGCGCTTCCCATTTGCCGCGCTTCACATCGATGATGTAAAGATTATTGTCATAGCCAAGGCCAGCACATATGAATGCTGAATAGTCGTTATGCTTCTTAACCTTCTGTGCTGTATCAGCCCATATTCCGCGCCACTTAAGAACAGGTAATTCAAGATATCGCGGGAACCATTCAGATTTAACAAGATCACCGCCGAGCTTTTTAGGTGCTTGCTGATATTGGCTCGCAAATGTGTAGCGCGATACCGTAGCGCCGTCCTTGTCTTGACCACCCTTTTCGAGCTGCAATAGAGATTGCAATGATTCTTTTAAGGGCCAATAGCTTTGACGGCCTTTCGCATCTCGCTCAACATCACGTGGAATTTTGCTCTGTATTTTTTCGGGCAACTTACTGATGTACTCATCATCGATAAGCGCGGGAATACTGATCTGTTCCCATTCACCAGGTACATTGCCGGTCATCACAAAGTTAGTCGGATCCTCAACGTGCAAACGCTGCATGATCAGAATAATTGGTGTATCAGATTTTGCTTTACGTGAGTTGACCGTGTTTAGAATCTTACGGTTAGCTTTACGTCTAGCGGTCTGGCTAAATGCATCCTCAGGCTTTAATGGGTCATCAAGAATGATTGCACCGGTAAACCCCTCATTGGCTAATGTACCGGCACGGCGACCAGTGACCTGCCCACCCATGGATGCAGAATAAACATGACCAGCGTCATAACCATCGACCGTAGTTTTCCAACTCGATTTAGCATCCGTACTAGTAGAAATCTTTACAGGCCATAAATTCTGAAAGTCTTCTGACTTAACAATATTTCTAGCTGTTGCTGATACATCCTCTACAAGTGATTGCGAGAAAGACAAATACAAAAATCGTGAACGCGCATTACGCGCTATGCCACGAGCAATAAGGTTAGTTAGTAATTCAGTCTTGCCGCTACCGGGTGGAACGTTAATTACTAAGTTTTTAACCCTGCCAGCAATCACTTCATCAATCTTGTCGGCAATATATTCATGATGCCAATTGACCGAAAACTTAAAGCCCATACGTGGCAAGAAAAAACGTCTGGTAAAAAATAGATGTTCTTTCTCACAGAGTTCTCGCTCTAACTGCATTTCTAGCAGATTAGTATTTACCTTGGAGTTCATTTAACACCTGCTTTATTTGTTCAGGCGTTGCAACAATTTGTGTGACATGCTCACTTTGGAGCGGCCCACCACCAGCGCCGGTTACTTCGGTTTTATTGGTGAATTGACCGCCCATGTCCTTTGCAGCTTGCTCAAGAATTTTTAGCGAAAATAAAGGATTCTTTGCATGAACTGAATATTGTTTCTCAAGCCTCTGTAATCTGACCGCGAGATTAGCAATAGGAATGTTTAAAGGCTTTTCTAAAAATTCATTTCGTGTGTGCTCAAATTCTTCTTTTAATTCCTGACTAAGATCTTTGCCGGCACGCTTGGTTGGGTCATATCTTTCGCACTGTTGGCGTGAGATCTTGACCTTAAATTCTTCGTTGACGAGCTCAACAGTCTCTTGAGGTGTGTTAAATACAGCAAGTGACCGTACTATATAGAGTTTTACCTCTTTTCTAAGTGCTGCCATAAACCTGTTCCTGTCAACGTACGTCAACGTAAACAGGCAAAAAAATTAAGCCAGTTTCAGAAGACAAGTACCACATGCATGAGCAATTTTTGCTTTTGAAATTGTCGGACCTGCATTTGCTAAATCCACCATATGTTGTACTGCGTCATTTGCGCCGTATCTACCAACTACACCATGAAACTCTTCAACATCATGACCACGTAAATAATGCTTTGGCATTCCTGTGATAGGGCTCAAGATCATATCGCCCTCATCTGTACGCTTAACCCCAATGTGATAAAGCTCATGCTCAATGAGTGCACAAAAATCAATATCACTACATTCAGAAGAGTATCGAGCATCGATAGTGATTACGTAATCAGGTACATAACCAAACCAATTAATCATTTGTCTTTCTTGACGCATCTTTTGCCAGCCTCCAGCACGAAACATAACGCGCTCGGTTTGTCCTAATACGACTTGACCAGCCTTTATAAATGCGGTTGAAGCCCATAACACTTTAAAAAAACGACTACCAAAATAAGTTAAATGATCATGATCCGGATTATGCAATGGCGAGTTTGAATCAATGAATGTATCCCAAATCCAATTCTCAAGTTCTAGTGAAGGCTCAAAGTCAACACTGTCATAAATAGGATCTAATTTAAGTAAACGCTCTGGTGGTTCTGGTCTTTTCATAAAAAACCCTCAGGCTTATTGCTGAGCCGAGCAGTTAATTTATTTTGCTTTTGAATGGCCAAAAAAAATCGCTCATCTAATTGAGCGATCTCTTCTTGTGTTAGGCCTTTGGTTGTGCAACTGCCTGTGTGATTTAGCTCTCTTTGGAGCTGTCCAATCTCATAAGTGATTTTTAGAAATTCAGTCATACATCCTCCAGAAAAAAACCCTGCTAATAGGCAGGGTTTTGACTTTTTCATATTTAATTCAACTGAAAATTTATTGTTAGGATGAAATCCTAACTTGAAATTCTTTCTAAACTATCAAGACTAACTACTTTAAACTCATTTTTCTTATTTAAATTTATTAAAATCGACTTATCACCAATTTTGTCTAATATTCGCCAATCTTCGATTTTATTATTTCTTTCTTCAAAGGTAACTTTTGGCAAATTACCTTTTTTTAAGTCATTATTATATTTAAAAGATCCAGTCAAAAATGGAATAACAACAACATAAACAATTGCAAAAGATACTGCTGTTTTAAAATCCGCATGATAAAAAAGCAAACTAAAAAAAACACCCAAAAGTATAGCCAATACCAGTGAAATGTAATCTTTATAAAAATAAATTATTAAAGATGATATAGCTAATAAAATTGTAAATATAATTAAATTTCTATTAAATTTCTGAATAACTAAAATTTTATTAAAAGTTGTAAATAAAAAGAAAAAAATAAATACCAACTGTAATGAAGAATAGATTAAATCTGTAAATGAAAAATATTGTATTATAAATAACACACTGATATCACTTGAATAATAAAAACCGATTTTATATGAAAAGCCTAT